GCAGGCGGAACTCGTCCGCGAGCTTGATGAGCTGCAGCGCTGCTTGGGCGGCGGCGTAGACCTTGATGGCGCTCGTGATGCGATTGAACGCCGATGCTGCCTTGTCGACCTCCCGGGAAACGACGCGCTGGCCGTCGATCAGCTTTCCCGTGTCGAGCGTGACGTCGTAATAGATCTCTCCGACCTTGTCAGCCACCGCGGCGCTCCTCGAAGGCCTTCATCGAGGCCTCGTACTCCTCGGCGCTCGGCAGACTCTTGCCATCGTCCTTGCGCGGGAACTTCGACTCGAACAGCTGTTGGAACTCGGTCATCGACAGGGCCTCGGCGTCTTCGCCGGACAGTCCGAGGTGCGCACGAGCGGTGGCCACGTACTCGGTCACATCGAACCGATCGCTGTACTGGCCTTCACCGCCGCGATCAGGACGCGCTGTGCCGACCATGCCGTGCTGCATCAGGTGGCGCGCGACGAGGACCTGCTCGGCGGGGGGCATCTCGCCCTCGATGCGCCGCAGAGGCCTTCTCGGGTCTGCGTCCGCCTCGAAGCAGCCGATCAGCGGCCGCACCGCCTCGTCGCCCTGGTCGCACAGGACCGCGAGCACGTAGGTGGCCTCGGTTTCCGCGTGCGGCCCGAACAGGGCGGCATACAGCGAGACGATCTCATGCGGATGTCCGAGCGCAGCAATGCGGCCGAACGACGGGCGGAAGGTGAACTCCCGTCCGTCGCTGGTCGTCGCCGTGGTCAGCCCGCATTCGCGCAGCATGTGCTCAGCAGTTGAACAGCTGCGCCTTCAGGCCCGTGCCGCCGGTGACATGCACCACGCCGGCCGTGTAGGCCGAGATGGTGTTCAGCAGGACGGACACCTTCGTGCCGGCGGCGACCGCGATGGCCTTGCCTGCCGAAACGTCGACCACCCCCAGGCCCGGCACAGCCACGTTCGTGTTGCCATCGCCGTCGATGGTCGCCGTGAGCAGGCCGCCGGTGTCGTTGCGCAGGATGAGCAACTGCTTCTTGCCGCCGACGATCGCGAGCGTGTCGTCGGCCGACAGGGTGGTTTCGTTGATGGTCGCCGTCCCAGCTTGGGTGTTCGGGTCGGTCGGGGTGATGACTGCCATGGTGGGCTCCTATGCTGCTGCGGATCAGGCCGGGACGAACGTGATTTGGCCGTTCGACATCGCAGTGGTTTCCCACGTCACGACGTCGGAGTACGGGGCCGCGCTGTTCCAGCCGCTGAGGATGAACGGGGCGTAGGTCACGCCGTCCGGGCCGGTCTGGCGCAGCCAGACGAAAGGCTGGAAGTCGGTCGCGGCGCCCGGGTTGTAGACGTGGGCCTTGACCTCGGCTTGATTGAAGATCGCCTCGGTGCGCGCCACGCCGGAAAGCTTGAACTCGCCCGACTTGAAGGTGACGAGGTTCTCCTTCGTGAAGCCGGGACTCATGTCGGCGGTGGCGTCGACGGTGTCCCAGGTCACGTCGATGCCCTTGTCGCGGACCATGCCGAGGCGCTTGAAGGTCAGGCTGCCGTACACGGCGTCCGGCTTGGCGATTGCGTACTCGATGATGTTGTCGCGCCCGACGTAAGCACCCATGTGGTGGCTCCTTCAGTTGGTGATTGCCGTGATGGCGATTTCGAAGATCGGCCGCCCGTCGTCGGTGGCCATGAAGACCGGCTCGCCCGGCTGGAGAAACACGAGGTCGCCCGCGTCGGAGCGCATGGCCTCGATGAGCATGTCGGCGGCCTCCTGCACCTGCAGCTGCTCGCCGGCCGGATTGCTCGACTGCGCCCCCACCAGCGCCAGGCTGAAGGACGGCTGACGCACCAGCTCGGCCGGCAGACCGCCGACAGGTCGAAGCACTGCATAGCGGGCCGACGTGTTGTCTCCCATCCAGCGCCCGAATTGGATGCGCCAGCCCGGCAGCAGCGGCGCGATGAACTCGCGGATCGAATCGGAGGCGCTCACGTCTTGATCGCTCCGGTGATGACGCCGCGGATGTTCGGCTCGGCCCGCTCGAAACCCCTCTTCAGGAACTCCTTCTCGGCGCTGGCGCGGCGGAAGTTCTGCGGGTGGTCGGGGTCGTGCACCGCCGCGGCATAGTCAGCCGTGTAGCCGACGCGCCCGACGATGCGCTCGCCGTCCTTGTCGACGCGCCGGTACTGCGAGTTCAGCAGCGTGCTCGTGTCGATCGGCGTGAGCGCGCTGGCCTCGCTGGCACCCAGGATGAGCGCCTGCGTCATGCCCCGCGCGGCCTTCGCCTGTACGCCGGCCGTGAACTGCGGCAGCTTGTTGGTGACGCGCGGGCCGGCCATCAGGTGGCTACCTCGTAGTCGTCGGCCGCTCGATCGAACGTGTCGGCGTTGCGCGTGATCGCGCGCACCTCCAGCGCGCCGGCTGCGATTGGATCGACCAGCGCGCTCTCGCCGATCAGCACCCGGTCCTGCTGCTTGATGTCGCCGCGCTCGGTGTAGATTAGCTGCCGGGTGACGAACTCGACGCCCTTCGCATCGGTGCGGCGCTCGCTCTTCGCGCTGTAGTCGCAGTCGAAGGCCTGCGGCGGCCCGAACGTCTCGACGCCCGACCAGTCGTCACGGCCCATCCACGGCCAGACGGTGGCACGTGCGGAATAGGACCAGTTGGCGGCGGCGCTCATGATGCTGCCGCATGCTAGGAAGGCTCAGCGGCTTTTCACCTGCAGCCACAGCGTGCGGTCGTCCTGCTGTCCATCGGCGCCGACGACGCGCACGGTGAACGGGTACTTCGAGCCCTCGATGAAGGTCGGGCTCGCGACCAGCTTCATGCGGATCGCGATGACCCCGTCAGCCTGCTGGCTGCTCACGCACTCGAGCGGCGCGGCGGCGATCACCTGGTGCGAGGCGTAGGTGGTGCCCATCGACTCCAGCAGGTCGACCACGCTGAACGGGATCACGCGGATCGCGTTCGGGTCGAACTTGGCGACCGGCTTGTCCGGATTGGAGAGATCCCAGGCGGGTCCGATCATGTGAGGCTCCTGATGTTGAAGTCGTCTGCGCGCGCCTCGATGTCCAGGCTGTCCGGAGATGCCTGATACGCCATCCCGTCGATGGGCGCGGTGTAGGTCCAGTAGGCCGGCAGGTCCTGCAGGTTGATCGCGAGCTCGGCCGATGCCGTCGTGTCGCCGTGCACTGCCGCGGCCAGCGCGATGCCGGTGGCCAATGCTGCGGACACCTGCGCACGCGCGACGGCAGCGCCGGCCAGCACGATCGCGGTGGACAGGTCGGCGGTCGCTGCCGCCCGGCCCGCTGCCGCAGCCACCAGGGCCGCCGCGGTGCCTGAGAAGGTCGCCGAGACGCTGCAGCTCGCCTGCGCGGCCGCCGCCAGGCGGATGCCGGTGCTGAGCGCGGCCGTCGCGCTGCACTGGCCCGCTGCAGCGCCCGCGAGCCGGATCGAGGTGCTGAGCGCCGCGCCCGTGGTGGTGGCGCCCTGCCCGGCCGCGGCGAGCCGGACCTGCGTCGACAGGCTCGCGCTGCAGCTCGTGCTGGTGCTGGCAGACGCGGTGAGCGCGGCAGCCCCGGACGCGAAGGCCGCCGTGATCGTGCTGGTGCTGCTCGCATTGGCGGCCAGCGGGATTGCGGTGGTGAGGCTGGCTGTCGCGCTGCACTGCCCCCCGGCGGACGCCGCCAGTGGCTTGCCGGTCGACAGGCTGGCCGCGGCGGTGACTTGCGCCTGAGCAGCAGCGGCCGGCTGAATGGCGGTCGTGAGCGCTGCGGCAGCAGTCGCCTGCACCGATGCTGCTGCGGTAGCGCGGATCTGCGTGCTGAGTGCGGCTGTCGCCGTCGTCACCGCGGCAGGCGTTGCAGCCAGCACCGCGCCGGCCACCTCCGACCAAAACTCGGCGAAGCCCCACACGCCGTCGGTGCTCGACGGTGCCGTCGCCGTCTTCGTGCCTGTCGCGCCGGCGGCCGCCTGGATCACGTCAGCGAACTCGATGCCCTGCGTTGCGTTATCGCTGCGCTCGGTGAGCCCGGAGGCCGGCGCGAGCGCCTGGGCCGCGCCCTGTGCCACGTACATGCCCAACAGGGCATTCGCCTTCGTGGTCGTTATCGTCGATGCGACCACGGACGTGCCAGTGAACGTCCCGAACGCCACCTGCCCGAACGGCGCCGCGGTGTCGGGGTTGTCGTGCGCCAGGCGTGTCCACGCGTGCGCCGCTGCGGCGCTGCTGGTCAGCGTGGCATTGGCCGGGGTGCTCGGCGCGATTCGGTAGTAGAGCGTCAGCCGGACATTCAGCGCACCGCTGGCGACGCCATTCGCGACCGTGGTGCCCGCCGCCGTCCAGCCGCTCGGCGTGGTGTGCGTTGGCGCGGCCGCCGGCGCGATCGCGGCCGACGAGTACCAGATCTGCTCGAGGTCGTTCTGCGCCGCCCCGCTCGGGACGGTCGCAATGTCGGTCGTGCTGGAGAACGACGAATCGCCGTCGCTCGCCGCGGAGCGGAAGGCGAGGTTCGCCATGGGCTACATCAGTTGTCGATCTGCAGCGTGAACGCCGCAGCCGCGAAGCTCGGCGCCGGGTCGCCGTTGTTGACGGTCTTGCCCACCGTCAGCGGAGCCCAGAACAGCAGATTGCCGGCCGAGGACGCATCGAAGATGCCCACGCCGGTGATGGAGCCCCAGTTCGCTGACGGCGTTGGGAACGTGATCGCGGCGTTGTTCGACGTGGTGCCGCTGGTGCCGCTCGACGCGGCGGTGCTTGCCGCGGCCTGCGTGCCCGCCCAGTTGGCCAGCGAAGACGCCACGGCGACCCGCGCGTAGCTGCCGCCGCTGACCTCGGTGCCGCCGCCGGTGTCGCTCGGGTTCGCGGTGAACAGCCCGAAGTACACGTTCGCCGGGCCGGTGCCGGCCGCCGCCGTGGCGCCGGTGATGCCGATGGCCTGGGCGCGCAGCAGCCAGTCGAGCAGCTTGTTTTCGAGGAAGTCGCTCATGTGAGCCATCGCGGTCTCCAGTACTGCAAAAGGGAGGTCAGCAAACGACCATGAACATGGTCCCGCCTGCGGGGTCCGGCCCGACCAGGTCGGTCACGGTGCCGGCGGTGTCCAGCGCGGCCAGCGAGCGGCGCAGCGCGGTGAGATCCTTGTCGGGATTCTTGAAGCTGCGCGAGGCGCCCGAAGGCGCGGTCTGCGAGCTGATGCGGCGCGGGCTTCCGGCCGAGGCGATGATGGCGACGGCCATGGACTGCACGAGCGTCTGCTTCGACTCGCTGTAGCCCGCGGCCATCATGGCGGGCTCGGCGCCCTCCACCGTCTCGACGGCAGCGGCAACGATGAACGACGGCAGCGCGACGCCCAGCGCCTGGTCCAGGTACTGGGTCGCCTGCGCCGTCGAGATCACTTCGCGCCCTTCGCCTTCGCCGGGGTCTGCAGCGCCTTCGCCTCCGCGGCGGCCTGCCGGTCCGCATCGGCCAGCGCTGCGGCGGCCTTGCCGTCTTCGGTTTTGGCCTCGGCGAGTTCCGCCTGCAGCGAGCCGATCTGCGCACGCGCGGTGTTCAGCGCGCCCACGGCGTCGTCGAGTTGCGCCTGCAGCAGCGCCATCTCGTCGGCGTGCCGCTTGCGCATCTCCTCGAAGGCGCGCTCCGCCTGCGCCGCGAACTCGTCCAGGCCCATGCCGTCCGGCAGCGCGCCCGCGACGCTCTTCGGCGCCTCGAAGGTGTGCGTGACCTCGGCATCGTCGGCGGCGGGCTCGCACTTGCCGACCGCCCAGGCGGGCGCGGCGTCGCCCTCGAACTCGACGACCGAGCCGACTGATGCGCCGGCCGGCCACGGCGCCTTCATGTGGGTGATGGTGAACTTCATGTGGCGCGCCCGATCAGGTCGTGGTGTGGGCGACCGGCATCTGCCCGTTGTAGTCCGTGCGGAACTGCGGGGCCGCCGCCGCCATCACCGACACGACGTAGTCGTCTTCGGTGTTCAGGCGGTTCTTCGGCCGGCTCGACAGCGGCATGGCGTTCAGGATCGTGCCCCAGCCGCCCGAGTCGAGGCCGGCGATGCCGATCAGGTTCGATGCCGGGATCTTCGACGCCGGGACGATGTCGGCGATCTGCTCGATTTCGCGCAGGCGCTGCAGGATCGTCTTCGGGTAGCCGGCGGTGAACTCGTTGATCGAGGCGTACACCCAGTCACCGTAGTTCAGCATGACGGTGACCTTGCCGAAGGCGTTGTCGGCGATGCACAGGTTGATCAGCTGCGCGAAGGCCGTCAGCCAGTTCGCACCGGTCGCGCCGTTCAGCGTGAAGGTGTGGTTGCCCGTGTTGCGGCTCGGGTGGTTGCGCAGGCCGTACAGGGCGCTGGCGCCCATGACGATGGAAGCATCGCCGTTCAGCGCCATGTCCTCGAGCTTCTCGGCGCAGCGGCGCATGTGATTCTCGACCGTGATGGTGTCGAGCGCGAGGCGACCCTTGCGGTTCACCGCCGCTTGGCGCCAGCCGAAGCGAGCCTCAGAGGCGATGATGGGGATCGGCGTGCCGACGTACTTCACCAGCGCCTGATCGCTGCGGCCGGTCTGGCGGCCGTCCATCGTGACGGTCACCTCGCCGCTGTCGCTCACCTGCGGGAAAAAGCTCACCAGGTCGCCGATGTCGACCGGCGTCTGGCTGGCTGCGGCCAGGCGGTTGAACACGGCCAGCACGTCGCGCTGGATGGTCGTCGCGCGCGAGTCCAGGCGGCGCCACGCCTCGGCGTCGACCGGGGCGGCATTGCCCTCCAGGCCGGCGATCGAGTTCGTCGCCAGGGCGATCTGCGTTTGGTCGAAACGCGAGCGGGCGGCGTGGATCGCTGCCTGCTGGTCTTCGGTGTAGCGGAGCATGAGCAGCCCTCCTTAGGCCTTGGTGTAGAAGTTGGCGATGGCCACGTCGGCCAGGTCGCCGGCAGCGAGCGTCGCGCCCGGGCCGTCGAAGAACGCGACCACGATGCCGGCAGCGGCTGCCGCGGTCAGGCGGCCGGCGGCACCCACGGTCAGCTCTTGGCCGTTCGTGTAGGTGCCCGCGGCCATCGCCCACATGTGGCGCTGACCGAATTCCAGCTCGTATGCGACGCCGGTTTCGCCGGAGACGTAGGGCGTCTTCAGCGGGTCGTTCGCGTCGAACTGGCCGAGGCTGTAGAAGTCGCGGTCCGACAGCAGCGCGGCGAGTTCGGCCGACTGCAGTACCCGGAAGGCCGCCGGGTCAGGAACCACGACGGCGCCGCGTCCGCCGGCGTCCAT